CGTGTTAATAACTCTGTCAAACCCATTTTTTCTCCACGCTTATTTAGACCGCCGCCCCGAAGGTACGGCGGTACGTTCCAAATGTTATAAAGATTACTTTAATTTACAATTCAAACAATTTAAAATCTGTACCAAATGGGCTATTATCGTTCCAATTTGCACTGCTTTCGTAAGAAATTGATTGCGTTGCTACATTGAACTTTACAGTCGTGGTAATAAACGAAACTGTATCTCTCATTGACCGCAAAATAATGTTACCGCTACCATCTACTAATTGCATATTAACAATGTACTTGTCGTTATAACGTGTTACCGTACCATCGAAATTCTCGATTGCATAAGATTTACCATTTTCCAAATGAGTATTAGCCCAGGCAATCCAAGTTTGCCAACTACCATTAGCAAGATTGGATGCAACTTTCTCTTTACCACTTAATTGTGTATTTAAGTTATTGTATCTGGTCTGCAACAGACTCAGATCTACCGGCTCGAAGTACATGTCATCCCATGCGCCGGTATGAGCTCCGATGCACTGATACAGCATATTATTATAATAAACCATGTCAGTCGGGACATAGTTCTTCGTTGTGCTGTACGGTGCAGCCTGACCACTGCACGCCTTCAGCTGTGTGTCTAAGGTTGTCACGTTGCCGTTGATGGTTGCCAGTAATGCGTCAACCTCGCCCTTGGTATAGTAATCAGTCAGGTCGATTGCTGTGGTACCAATGAGCTCCCATCCCTGTGATGTACCGTCAAGGTTGATGTACTCATCATAATAGTTGGAAGCTGATGGATCAGATGACGGAACGAAGTAAATTGTACTTGTGGAGATGTTCTCTGTCGGAAGCGTCTGAACAACGGACGGCTGCAATCCACCGCCAGCAGCTGATGCGGCTTGCATAGCCCAGTAGTATGCGTTATTAGTTGCGGATGGCTCCTGTTCAGTACCGGGACCAACAGCCCACGCCTCTGCAAGCGCTGCGGCAGCTTCCACTTCTGCACGAATTTCCGGAAGCTGCTGGATGATAGGCATATCAGATTCACTAATCTGAGTATCATCAGCAAGAGCCGCTCTCTCAACGTCAAGAATGAAGTTGATGGTACCGATTCGATTGTCAGCATCCATGATGATTACCTCAAGGGTAACTTCTCCAGGGAAGACAGTCATCTGGTCAGTGATAACGAAGGAAGGCTGTCCGTTCTCAATCGTACACTGATACATGAATCCGGTCTTGTCCGCCTTGGTTCCAACGACCTGAGCAGTACATCCAGCCGGAATGGAGTATGGAACATCACCATTCCAGAGCGATACCGAGACGGTCTGTCCCTTGTCGTACTGACTTACATTTAACCGGGGAAGCACCTTCCCCGGAATCAAATTGAGATCTAATCCGAATGTAATCATGATTACTCCTCCACAATGGTCTCAGCGAACTTCTGAACGGTATCAATGGCCTTCAAGGTCTTCTCGTCCGTAACAATGCGATTCATCTTCACGTTTGCGTTGATAATCTCGCCCTTGTCGTTGATTTCGTCATAGGTAACAGCGATGCGCTTCATAGCTCCATCGTTTGCAACTGCGAATCCTTTAATGTTCTTCATCTTCTTCTCCTTCCATTGTGCTGGTTAAATAATCATATACAGAGGTCAGAGTGTCTTCCTCCGCCTCTGTTGCATCTCTTGTAAAAGGCTCTAATCTATCAAGACTGTATCCCTTCTGAGGTGCCTTTAATTCCCATCCGAATGCCGTGGACGGACTTCCTTCCACTACGAAGTAGGAAGGTGTTCTCTCGGACACATAGAGGCTACCCTGTCCATAAGACTGGATGAATACCTGATACTGTCCTTCGATGGTCTCTCCGAATACATCGTCAAGGAAGATATAGCACTTGCCGCTCTCGTCCGTCTTACCTTCTCCGATATCGCCGAAGTATGGCGTCGGTGATTCGTAACAGTAGAGCTTGCGCTCTCCATAGCTGTCCGTTGCCGCTACTCTTGACTTCGTTCCGGTAGCTGTAAATGTGTTACAGTAAATGGACCCATTATTACCTTCCATCTGAACCGTTGCGGTTCCATACTGGTTTAATACTGATGTACCAGAACCATTGACCGCAAAGTATTTTGTGCCAAATGAACCAGAGCCAGACGCTGAGAATTCTGTGTTTCCACTCGAATCTTTCAGATACAGAAAACCCATGCCGGAGTGTCCCATCACGATTGTATTGACTCCAGCATCGTTGTACCCATAGATATTCCCGGAATGCATCGTGAAGCCTCTTGAACCTTCTTTCACAGATATTCCGCTTGCGCTTCCATCTGGAGCGATGCATCTTATCCATCCATTCGCAATATTCACCGTCTTTGAATTATCAGCGCTTGATGATTGCAATGTAGAACCGGTAATATTAACACCTTCGATATCGATAGCCCGGAGCGTTCCGGCTGTGATGAAGTCAGCCACGAATCTTCCGTCAATCGTCCATGCTGTGGTGAATGGACCATTGTAGCCGGTGGTTGAGAAGCCGATTCCGTTCTTATTCATCCGGATCACGTTGACTGCAGTCTGCACATCCTCGGTATCCATGATGAGAATCTCTTCCGGCTTGCCATTGGCGTTACGCTTCATGACCACGTATCCACCCAAGCCACCGGTGATGAGATTTGTAGCGGAATCAATCGCTTGCTGCATCATGCTACCGGAACGCTTGATTTCTTGGTTCATCGTGGCAATCTGCCTGGATAAGTCGGTTCTGGAATCACCAACCTCGATGCTGATGTATCTGTCGCGGAGCACATCATAGTCAGTACGAATGACCTTCGCCTTCGCCTGGATCTGAAGCTTCTCGAATTCAACCGTGATAGTATCACAGAGCTTCACTCGTTCCAGATTTGCGATGTGCTTATACTCCTCGGTCTGCCATAACGCCACAAATGAGACGTTAATGGATACGGCCGGAACGCCCATTCCGGCGATGTAGCTCTGCGCCTTGGCTGTCAGCTGCTCGACAGTCGGAACTGTCTCGAACTCTGCCGTGAAGTCCTGAGCAATCGTTCGCTTGTACGGATACAAATCCGCATTCTCTGTATATACTGCCGGAGCCTGAACCAGCGTCCCTTCTTGGTACCAGAAGCCCACGACTCCGGTGATTGTGTTCTCAATATTCTCTTCCTGATTGATATCAGTGATGTTCTTGCCGTACTTGAGGACGACGCCTCTGTCAGCTCCTCTGTTGTTATGGAGTTTGACGGTGTAGCCATCCCACTCGTACTCTCCGCCGTATGTGTCAAGGATGGAGCCTTCGACTCCACCAAGACGCTCCCTAATTCCGGCCGGAGTCTCTTGCTTGTAATTAGCCTGAGTGCTCTTGTCCGTCCAGAACGTGAATGGGCACGGCTCAAGAGCGTGAGTCTTGAGTCCTTGGAGGGCTTGCGGCGCGTTGGAAGCTGTGAATGGTCCACATGGAGTCTTGCTGAGCTGATAGCTGATGTGGGAAGCCATCACAGTGATTCTTCCATTCAGAGGCTTGGAAATCTTATAGATGCGGAATGGCTGCGCTGTGGTTCCGTCACTCGGTACCGCATAGATGATTCGTTCATGCTTGATGTCCGAATAGCGCTTGCCGGATAATGGATAGACCATCTCCAGCACGTACTGGCCATTCCGCTCCTCAATTACGTGGCAAGAGATTGCATCGGATAGTGCTCCAAGACCTTCGCTCGCTGTGAAGTTCGTTTCGTTTTCTGCGAATAATACAGGAATCATGCTCTCCACCACCTCGGAGTGATTTCTACCCGGGTCACGTTTCCGCCAAGAGCCACCGGAGTGGTTCCGGCTCCAAGAGTCGGGTATGTATGATTAGTTAATGAGATGTTGCTATTGCAATTGACTGCACCCTTGAAGGCATCCATAATCTCGCAATCAATATCAACATACTCATCTACTGAGTTGACTGTGATTGTGGAATCGCCGATGCCGACTGTTCCGGTGCCATAGATCCGAATCATAGGCTTCGCCACCTGGAAGGTCGGATTCTTCAGCTGACCATCTTCTGTGAAGATGACAGCTCGCTCGCCTTCCTTGAGCCATCTCTGAGGCATACAATCGAATGAAATATCGAATTCACCAGCAAGATTCGCCGCCGTTGTCTTCGGCTTAACTCCGGCCGTGAACAATGCCATCCGATACTCATCCGGGTGATAGGTATCTTCCAGTCGTTTGTATCCACTCAAGGACGCCATGAAGTCACCGAAGTTGTCGATGCTGCGCTGGAAGTCCTTGGTAATGAATGCCGGATATGTCAGCGGCTGATT